TATACTAGCCGATTAGGGGTTGTAATGGTTACACGTAAGCAAGGATCTATGCGGTACAATTGCAAAGATCGGAAGTCGTGCTATCTCACAGACGCACATCAAAAAATAGAAGACTTTAGCGATTGTTTCCCTGATAATATATCGCTAGGTGATATAGACGCAGTAAACGAGCGAAACGGACAAGTATTATTTATAGAATTCAAACCAACCCGCGAAAGTAAAACGATCGGGCAGTGGCTAACATATCGCGCCTTGTGGCGTAAAGATACGCAAGTTGTAGCGGTTGTTTATGGTAACGCCGTACGGCACGAGTATACAGCGCTAGAAGTGTACTATGGCGCTAAGGACGAACGCGATCCAAATGGGGATCCGCTAGAGCAATACGATCATGTTTTTAAATTCAAGGGTGCGTCTACTGAAAAATGCGCGGATCGTTTTTGCAGACGTACGACAAGCGAACAAAGCGCGCAACTTGAAGCAACCGGCATAGATGGCGGGCATTCGATTAGTTACGATCTTGTATGGGGTTTTATTCGTGATTGGTTCCGCATAGCCGATCAAGGTAAAAGCGCAGTAGAGGCCGCTAAGGGTGCATGTAACGAACCTATGTTATTTTTGCCGAGAGATTAGAAGCCAATTGTAATTGGGAATTGGGAAGTACCCAAGATCCACGAATTACCAATTTTACCAGTTGTAGAATTTAATCCGAGTGTACACATAAACGAACCTTGCGCACCGTTGCGCCATTCTAGCGATTTAGAAATTATAAAATGATCTTGATCTATTAATCCTGATGTAGACGGCGGCGGCTGAAATTTTACGTTTACCAGCTCCCTAATATCTAAGGTACAGCATGCAGATTGCGCCGCTGAATTCACGCGCCCGTTAACGGTGATCGTACGTAGTCTGTACTCTGGTTGTGCAAACTGTGTAAGCATCAGATCGCATAGCGATTTTACGTCTATATCATTATTGCTATAGAGTCCGGATTTTGTGTAATTACGCCGCCCTACGTCCGTTATGCTCGTACTGTCTGTACTGTTTTGAGACGTACCGCCGACACGCTGTAAAGATACATCGTTATACACTAGGCTACTGTTATACGTTACCGCTATTTTTTCAATTGGGATCGTGGGAGTTGTACCGCCGAAATTCGCCTGTACCACTGAACCCTCTTGAGATGAGTAATCAGAAAACGTAACGTTTCCATCCTGAGCGCACCATACGGCGCTAACGTCCGTACCTTCACTAAACGCTATTATGTCAAGTGCAGTTTTAGCGTTTACGTTTGTTAGCGTCTGCGCGGCTAGTGTGTGATCTCCCGCGTCTACTGCTCTTTTTGTCATTGCCGCACTATTAAGCACCTCAGTTGCTACAGTGCCGCTCAGCGCATTTGTAGTGCTCACTGTGACGTTTTGCAAGCTAAGATCGTGCAGAGCGTCTGAGCATTGCATCTCAGCCGTGGCGAATCCGTCAGGGCCGCCAGTAAACCCGAAAGCCCATTCTCGGATGGTACCGAAAAAAACTACACTCTCGGTATTTGGTGCGGTGCTTTCAATAGCGGTAACGCGTACAGCGCGCCCCGGTTTCACTTGGGTGCTACTGGTTGCCGAATCCCAATAGGGTGAACTCTCATACACCGGATCAAAATCTCTATTTGTATTTTTTAGGGTTATGTTACATAACCCCGCGCGATAGGTTAGTAACTCGGTTTGCTTTCCCCTACGAACTGAGCATGAAAGTACGGCACTAGATATATCAACCCAATCAGCAGAAGCGCCGAGGGCAGATGTACCTAGCACTGCCGCTCCTAGCTCGAACGAGTCCCACGGAACCCCCGCAGCCGGTACCCACTCTACTTTGCAAGTTGGCGGATCAACGGCCATAACTGCCGCCGTAATTACCGCTGTATACATCAGGCGGTTTGCTTAGCCGAATATCGAAATTATCTTCAATTTCTTCTAGCACGTCCAAAAAATAAAAGTGATCAGAGTGCACGCTATCCACGGACTGCTCAAGTAGTCCGATCTGAGATTTGATAGAATTAAGGCTGGCCTGCACTCCTCCATTTTCAGCCGTCATACTGTATAGGTAATGATTGGTGCCGTTTTGGGTATCCCTTAAATCTTGGATCGCTTCGTCTATTAACAAAAGCCGCGTAATTATGTCTAGGATCTGCGCTTCTTGATTTTCAAAAATATGATATTCAACAGAATTAATTCTAGCTTCAATTTCATGCTCTCCGTAATTGTTCACTGACAATATCCGAGACGCTCCCGCCAATTGCCCTTGTATTGCTTGGATCTCTTTTTTTGAGGTGCTAACATTATTAGCCATAGAAAAAACATAGCTAAAGCCCGCTATGATTATAGCCAGTACGGGAATCATGGACGAAACAAGAGCTACATTATCCCGCAAAAAAGATTTTTTAGCTGGTGGCATATATACAGAATAACAAATAAATCAAACCGCGCTTGCTTTATATGGTTGTAGAGTTTACAGTAGAACACATAAGAGGTACTGAGATGACGACACGAACGACACAAGCCACAAAGAACACAGTAGGAAACGCATTTGCTAACTGGGACACAATCGGCAAATGGGGCGTATACCAGATCGCTTTTGATGCAATGAAAGCAGGCAAAATACGATTATATGAGATCGTCGAGATTGCAGAAGCAGAAGCAGGAATACGCGAGAGTGTGATCCGTATGCGCCGCGCAGACTGGATCCGGATGTAACAGATATGACACATCAAGAATTAGTTAATACTTATTGGAATTGGAAACTTAAAAAACTAGCACAGGTAAAAAGATGAGCGATCCACAAATGAGAAGCACCCTTGAACGATCATGTATTGAGGATGAATTAGATCTCGTACTAACGAACATAAATAACCAACTAAAGCGCACATGTAGCCACGCAGAGCAAGAAGCGCTAAAAATAATCTTAGAGGGATCGCTAGCTCGTTGGTACTTGTATTGTGAGGAATGGGAAGATCAAGCATAGCAATTATCTTTTTTGTTGACAGTTTAACCATTGTATGCAATTCTATAGATGCGACAGATCACAAATCGAAAAAAACTAAATCCTAGCAGAACCGGAAGGGCCGAACATGCCCAAAATACAGAAGCACACAAACAAGTGTATAATCCGCAATAAGGATCGCATATTCTCGGTACTCACTAGATGTAGGATCTTCAACATTTTCTACGTGCGATCCTTATCCCACACCCTATACCGCTTCATATATACGCTCGATACTATGTATTTATAAAATAGTTTAAGTTGACACTTGCACTATTAAGATAACAAGAGTACCATCTTCAATAGAGGTACAGAACATGAATAAGATAAACGTAAATATTGAGATAGAACGCAAAGCCGAAAAATTCACCAAGAAAGCCGAAACATTAACAACTCCAGAGCTGTTTACACTCGGTGCGGAACTATGCAAGGCCAACGCACCTAAGCTTACTTTAGCCTTGGTTGGTGATATTATCTGGAATCGTGACGGTGAGAAAGTATCTAATCAATTTCTAGACGCTGTTAACTTCAGTAGTTATCAGCTTAATAGCATTAAGGTAATTAGAGCTTGAAGCTCAGAACTAAAACCATTAAAACCGTTTAACTAAAGAGGTACAGACAAATGACGAACACAACAACGCAAGCAGTAAACCCGTTTAAGGAAGTACGAAGCATCGAGATCTGGTGGCATGTGCTAGACGAACCAAGCGAGGGCGCGATCGGTGATTGGGTGGTTACGTTCCTTGATGCGCAAGGCCATACAATCAGTGAGTCGCTTTGCTGTTACACGAAAATGTATGCAATCGAACAAGCTAAGCGATTTGCTACAGAATATGATCAAGATATACGTATTTTTGTTGCAAAAACTAAAAGCAATGATCAGTACAAGATTATAGATCAAGCCACAAGCGGTTACTACAAAAATAGGTACAGGGGAACAATGTCACCAGCTCAATTGTTCAATGGTTTAAGTTGACACTTGCACTATAGATAAAAATCTATATACTACCATTAGAGCTTAAAGCTCAGACATAAAAAAGAGGTACACCATGAAAACTAAAAAACCAACAGATCCAAAAATGTCAAAACTAAGTACAACGCGATTACATGAGAAGTTAGCGTTTTATAAGGCAATGGATCAATCACTACCCACTACACAACATATGGTTACACGAGTCAGCAGAGAATTAAAAAGGCGAGGGATCTAAAATGACAAGAGCAGAACGCAAAGCCACAAGAAAACAAACACAGTACCCAACGAGGAACGACATGAAAACTTATATCATCCAAGAAACAGAAAAACTAATTAGATATACAACCGTCCAAGCAAGCAGCAAAGCGGAAGCATTGCGATTCGCTGAAGACGGCGATCTAACAATGTGCGATATTGGCGGCAACATTATTGGCGGCGGCGTTACATATAAGGCGGTGCATTGCTCATCTCCTAGTTATGGTGCCCGCGTTTTATATGAGTTAGAAAACGGCCACGCCCCCTTAAAACCGTTTAACTAAAGAGGTACAGAACATGCAACCATTACCAGCAACGCCACTAACCAATAACTACGATGCTTTAGTCTTAGCTATTAGGTTAGGCATAACCGCCGAGACTGAAGATCAAGCCCACCGCATTAACGAGTATATATACGATCTGGCATCCGTATGCACACCTGATGACATAGAGCGAGCAAAAGCGGAAGCAATCAAAGCTGAAGCAATATAATTAAAAGCCGCACCTAGATATGTGGGGAGTTGATGCGGCTACTGTAGCGGGGCACCATGAGCACAGCGCCCCCGTTTTTGTCGCGATCGGTGATTCGTTCACGCAACACGCTAACACTAACATATGTACATACTTATGGTATTGTTCCTGTAGTGCAACCGTTCATACGTGGAGTACACCGCATTAGCTTAGTATGGTTGCACTGTCTATATACACTTAGTATCTAGTTTCTGTTTTAAAAGTGCTGTACTACTGTCTATTATAAAATAAAAAAACGCTGGTATGATCGTATTACAAAGGCCGTCTTGGGAGCGCCTTAGGGCTTCCCAGACTTTTGACGGACGCCGATCATAAAAATCCAATAAAAAAAGAATAAAGAATAGAAGCACCCTAGATATTGTGGTATCTGTTTGTGTTGTTGGTGCTGTTGGGGTTAAAATCGCCATATTGGAAAGTATGCGCAAAAAGCATGCGACATATAAATAAATTTTACTTTTTCTGATTGAGTTCGCGAAAAAGTATTATGTAAAGTAGGAATAGTACATGTCAAACCGGATCGGACGGCCACGCGGAAGGGCTAGAGCAACGGCGATCAAGGCAACAGAGCGCCGTTATCGAATGTTAGAGCTCACGAAAGCAGGACACACGCAACGAGAGATCGCACGCATCGAGGACGTGTCACACCGATTGGTAGCCACGGAAGTTAAGCGCGCACTGGTAGACATGGCGAAGGACATGCAGCAAACCGCCGAGACAGTGCGCGATCTCCAGACTGGGCGGCTTAATAAGCTCTTGTCTGTTAACTGGCCTGATGCACTAGAGCGCGATCCCAAGGCTACAGATATATGCTTACGTGTCATACGCCAGATCGCACAGCTTCACGGCCTATACCCTGACAAGAGCACGATCATACAGCAGAACACCGCGCAGTTCTTAAAGCCTGAAGACTTCCGGTTTTCGATAGAAGCCGCAAGCGGTAACCGTACGACAATAGACGCAACAGCAAAAGAAATAGACTAGACACAAGTGTATCGTTTAGAGTAAAATTATTTGTAGAATGATTGAACCCTTCAGGGAAACCTGAAGGGTTCTTTTGATAAACAGCCATATTAGATCCCCTTTACCGCACCGCTGCATATAGTTATGTAAACCAGCGCACCATACAGACACGCGCCACCACGCACCCACCCAAGCCCACCCCCACACACCCCACCAGAACCACCCCCAAAACACCCCCGCCATAACCCCGCTATAGTGCGAAGGTATACCCCCTTTTGATCGCTGAGATCGGCGGGAATGTGTAATTAAGCCCCTTACGGATAATTCTACCTATTCTGCATATGGTTGACACTAGAACAGTAGCTGTTATCCTGAGCAATTAAGAGGTGCGCAATGTACAGCATAGTACTATCATTTTTATTATTCAGCTCTTTGATATCTATAGATAGCGAGCAGCTAACATATCCGCAAGCAAGAGCGGTTTTAATGGTTGCAGGATGGCCACCAGAGCACCGGCACGCAGCGCTACAGGTTGCCGCTTGTGAGAGTTCACTA